TCCATAAAGACTTGAACTTTGATGCTTTCATTGGCAAATTTTTGGTCACCAACCAAGACAGAACTGAGTCCCATTGTGATGTCCCTGTCAATCACTTCATATTTTTTAGGATCAAGTAAGTCACCAATTCGCGGAACTACAAATTCTGCCTTGGTGGTGTAATCAGCAACAAGTACTCTGCCAACACTTTGGTTGCTGAAAATCTTTTGAATGGCGGCAAGATTTTTAGGATTTACGCCGCCCTTGTCTGGCTCCGCACCAGTTGTTACCAAAAGAACAATTTGCTGCATGGTTCTGGCAATAGCCATGTCCATCTTTTTTAGTTCAGCTTTGGCATTGATGTCTTCCAAAACTGGGTAACCCATAGGAACAGCAAACGGCTCGTAATCTTGCTTTTTGAAGAAAACCGCAGATACCTTTTCGCCCTTGAGGGGAATGGTGATCATGCTTGCATTTTTACTTTTTATTTTTTCTAAAGTAGTTTTATCAAAGTTTTCTAAAATCTTTACATCTTCTTCAGTTTGGGGATTTTTTAATCTCTCCAATTCATAATCACTTAGAACCTTATAATAAAGAGGATTTGAAAAGTTGATATTGCCGCCCAAGATAATATCGGCAGGATTTAAAATTGAATACTTGATTGGAAGCTTTGTGTTTCTGGAAAAGTCTTCTTCTCCAAAAACTTGGGTCATTCTTCCAATTTCTTCTGGCTTGAATGAGGCGTCAAATCTATAAACAAATACATTTCCAGAACGATAATATTCTCTAAAAAATCTGTCTTGAAGACTCCAAAGATTGATTTTATTAAAATAAGCTTCTAAAAAGTCTCTGGATTTTTTGCTGCCACCTTCAAAATAAATATTGTTGATGGAAAATTCTGTCATCAAATCAACAGTATTTCTAAATACGGCAAAATTATAATAAGCTTTTTGGCAGAGAATAACCGCATCTCTGATTTCCACTCCATCAGAAGAACCCTTGCCGTAACCAGAAGTAGAGTATCTAAATGGAATCAGTCCATCTTCAATATTCTTGAATCTGTCTGAACGAATGATTGTCGCAGATTTGTTGGATCTGGTTGTGGACGTTCTAGCAGCAAAAGATTCACTGTCAAAGGGGTTAGCTTCGACCGCTTCTGCAATCATCATTTCTGGCTTTTTACGTGCTGGCATCGTATTATTTTACTTTTTTTATATAGAATATCCAATAATTTATACACTAGGTTTGTTCTATTACAATATAAACTCCGCTGTTCCCCTCTGGAGATATTAGATATCCATTTTTGTAAACCTTGTGTCTGATAGTATAAGTTGCACCGGGACTTGCGGCTGCACTCAAGCTGATTGGACCAGTATAGCTGGTGGAATTTTTGGTTGGCTCTGTTCCATTTGTAGTATACTTGATTGTAGAATCAGACGGATTGTTGATATTATTGTCTATTTCTACTCTGTAAAGTACAGGGGCATAGTAAGTTCCGCTTGGGGTATCAGCACTGATAGCTCCAGAGAACAAACGATGTCTTTCGAATATACCGGTAATATCTGCTCCGGTTACTTTGTATCCGCTGGCAAAACCGCTAAAAGTCAAAGCTCCAGTATTTGTGTTGTCGGTGGTTGTGATTTCAAAAGTTCTAGTTGCGCTAGTTTTGTTTGTAGACTGCAATGAGCCATTTTTGTAGAAACTCAATGCGCCACTTGAATCTGTGTCATAGTTGACAAAATTGATGTCTACTGTAGCGTTTCTGTTGAACAAGTCACTAAACCCAGTGGCACTGTAACTGCTAACTGCTCTTGTTGTGTCAAGAATGTCGTCGTAGTAAGTTACTTTGATTTGCGGTGAAAGAGTTTTTCTTTCGATAACTGTGGTTGTTGAGAAGCTATCGCTGATATCTCCAGTGCTGGTTCCGGTGGAAATGGCGATATATTTTAAAGTTAAATTGCCCGTTCCTGTCGCATAAGGATTTAGTCCGGTTTCTGGCAAATAGAAAATATTAGTAACGCCAGTTATTCCACTTTTTTGTTGTGCGCCGAGAACATAAGCAAAGTTCCCACCAGTAGGATCAGAGCCATCAATTGAATATTTGATTGCAGCATTAACTGGCTTGCTGGAACCCAAAGATTCCAACTGAATGGCGATAGTGTTTGCGCCACTTGCAGCGCCACTTGCGTCACCGCTCGTTCCGGTGGTATAATTCAATACCGCTAAATTGTTATCATTATTTAAAGAATAAGTATAACCAGAAGTTGAATATCTATAAAAAGTATTAGAACTTTCTGCCGCAAAATCGCCACTATCTATTCCTGTGCTAATCAAATATGGAGTAGATACTCTCTGCGAAGTTGGAGATTTTATTTGGCCATAATTATTGTAACCAAATCCATACAAACTTCCATCAGTAGCCGACCCACTAAGAACCACAGTATGATAATATCCTAATGAAACGTCTTTGATATTGTTTAAGACGTTGTATGGAGTAAGTTGATTGCTTGTAGTGTCTGGTCTTACTTGATTGTAATTGTTGCGTCCAAACGTATATAACTTGTCATCTGTTGTAATGTATGCGCTATGTAAATAGCCCAAACTTACTTTAGCAGCATCGTTGGCAATTGCAGATATTGAACTAAGGTGTGTATAACTATCGCTAAAAGCGTTGCCTCTGCCCAATTGACCATAACCACCATAACCAAAAACGTAAAGATCTCCGTTTGTTCTAAGAACTGCTGAATGATATCCAGCACTAATTTCAGCAACATTTGTCGCATCAAATCGCATCAAATTGTTGGATGGACCTTGATCATAATTATTTACAGTGTATCTACCCAACTGCCCTTGCTGATTATATCCATTTGTATAAACCGACCCACTTGTATAAATTCCCCAAGTTTTATCGGCAACAAACATCGTGTGATAAGCACCACAAGCTATTTTACCAATTCCAGTTATGCTGACACTAGTAAAAGATGTGCGTATATTACTAGTAGTAGTTGTATCTTTTTGATAAGGAATTTGTCCAAAAGAACTAGTTCCTGCAAAAAGCAATTCATCATTATCTCCACTAATAACAGCAGAATGGTACCACCCAATATCAAAATCTTTTATGTTTTCGCCAACTTTTGTAGGGGTAGAAACATAATTAGTGGTTCCATTGGCCAACTGTCCAAAACCATTGCCACCATAAGCCCATAAATTATTGTCGCCATCCAAAGCTAAAACGCTAGAACCATCTGACTTAACTTTTACTGGATTGATTGAATTTATAGCTGCTAAGTATCCAATTACGGTTGATTGATTTGCTTGTTCCCAAGTCAAATTTTTCAAAAAGCTAACGCTGGCAAATTTGATTCTATTTTCAAAACTTGTAGAAACTTCGCCAGTCCAATTGACTCCGTAGCTTGAGCCGCTTTCAATGATCAAAGTTTTGATGTCAAAATCTCCACCAACATTTAATCTTCCTGTATACTCTTGAGAGCCTTCGTCGTAAGTCAAAGCAATGGCTCCACTGTAACTCGCAGTTGTTGGAGCAGAAAGAGCAGCACCAGTTGTTCCGCTGTTATAAATTAGTCCAAGTTGTGGAGTGATAAACCCATTTGTAGTATAAACTTCAAAGCCTCCGCTTGGAATATTTACGTCGATATAATCATAGTAAGTTCCAGAGTTTGGATTTAAAAAGTTTTGATTTTGCTGTGCGCCAGTTAAATAACTAAATCCTAAAACATTGGTTCTAGCGACTCCGTCGCCAGAACTCCAAAGCTTGTTTACGGTGTTGTTGTAAATTGTATAAGGAGAACTGTAGTAGCTGTTTTCCCAAGAAATGGTTCCATCAGGATCAGGTAAAGAGCTTAGTGAGATGCCACGCTGTAGCTTGACAAAAGTTAAAGCTGCTGAACTACTGCCAGTTTGAGTTGTAATGTCTAAAAAGGCTCCGTTGTTTGCAACCTGTCCACCGCTTGGAACAACAACAACTGGATTGGCGATTCTAGAACTGTAAAATTTAACAGTTGTTTGGTCGCCAGTTATTGTTCCATAATCATTAGAAATTTTTGCATAAAAAACGGGGTAACTGTTAGAGTTGCCAACAACTTCCAATTGGCTAAATGTCTGTTGAGTATTTGGATTGGTTTCTGTGATTGTGTAGTTGCCACCGTTTGAAATTTGCTGTTCGCCAGCAGAACCAGAATGATACCATTGAATGGTTGGAGAAAGCCCAGCTTTACCAGTAACTTTGAATGTAAATGTCTCTGCTGTTACCAAGTCATAAGATCCATTTGGATAAGCTGGGGTAACACCACCAACTGACTGAGCAACAATTGCTGGTAAAAGGGTGTTTCCATAAACTCTGGAAGCTACAGTAGAAACTAGTTTTCCAGTAGAAGCAACAACAGCCTTGATTCTAAAATTGTAAGGGGTATCAGGAACATCAAGAGAACCATTTACTCTAAATGCAGAGCTTCCACTTATTCCAAATTCAGAGTAAGTTTCATTTCCAGTAATTACGGGATCGGCCAAGCTCAGTCCAGATCCAGTTGCGGCAAAAATTAATGCATCAGCAGTTAAGCTTGTAACAGAAACATTTTCACTAGAAAAGTCAATTAAACTATCGTCTTCTGGATTAAATTCTAAATCATTAGCCTGAGTTAGATAATCATAATCTGCGCTAGTTACGGTTGAAGGAATCAAACCGCTACCCCAAGTCATTGTTCTAATGTCTCCAGTCGGAAATACTGTAAAGCTAGATCCTAAATCTCTTGCGTAACCAGAACTTCCAGTTGTCGGATTTGGTATTAACCCTAAAGAGCTTCCACTGTTAATATAAAAATCAACATCAGTATCAGTTGTTGTAATAGAAAGTTCTTCACCTGTTGCAAGAACTCCATCTCCATTTGCTGGATCTAGTACAGGAGCGGTTGCTCGTCTTTTCGTATAAATAGCGGTTAAAACATCTGAGGGTTGATAACCACCAGTTACCATAATAAATTTTATATATCCACTTTCTTGTGCAGACTCATTTGTGTATGGCAAAACAACAGGAGAACTATAAGCTTGAGCAGAATTTGATCCAGAAGGATTGAACTCTGTATAAGTTGCATTTCCTGTTACAATTGGGTCTTCTGGCACAGAGCCGATTCCAGTTGTGTAATATCCACTTGCATTTGAAGGAATATTAAATGTAATTCCGCTTGCTCCAAACCTAATTTGGGAACCAGATGCTGGGCTAACAGTAATGTCATTATCAGTTTGACCAAGTTGATAAGTTACAACTTGTTCGTTTGATCTAGTTAAACCCTTTCTCCAAGCAAATACTTTGATTTGATCAGTTGGGTTTAGCCTTATTGACTCGCTAAGATCTGCAAAATAACGAGAGCTTCCGGTAGTAGGAGTCGCTGCTGTAGGATTGCCAGTTTCAACATAATACTCAATTGGAGAGCTATCAGTGCTTGATAAAATTACTCTTTGTCCCGTCGCAGAAATGACACTACCATCTGGATTGAAAGTTATAGTTGCGGCTTTCTTTTTATTGTAATTTTTTGATTTTACAGTTTGAGAAGGCTGGCGACCATTTAATACAGCAATTGCTTTTATATAAAGAGTCTCAGAAGCGGTGGTATTATTTAAAGGAAAATTAATTACATCACCACTTGAAACAGCAAAAGCAGCATTAGATCCACTAGCGGTCCAGTTTTCTAAATTAGAGTCGCCAGTAACTATTGGATTATCAATGGTACTGGTTAATCCAGTAGTTGCAAAACCACTATATCCACTAGAAATATTTACTGTAAAACTATTTCCAGAGAAATCTTGAGTTGTAGTAGTTGGACTAAAAGTAATTGTATCAGCGTTAGCGTAATAATAATTATAACTTGCTTTTGTTACGTCGGAACCATTTAATCCAGTTCCTGAAGCTATAAACTTATAAATATAACCGGGGCAAACGGTAAATACGCCTGTACCAGATGGATTGGCACAACAATCATCGTCATAATTTCCTCCGCTTACTTTAAAGTCAGAAGGAGTAGGATCTGCTGGGGTAGTAGTACCACTAGTAACATAAAAATGAACTCCAGTATCAGCAGAACTTAATGTTATTTGTCGGCAATTGTTGCCAGAAATTTGAGTGCCACTCGGCAAACTTAAATATACTTGTTCTGTTTTTCTTCTGGGATAGTCTGCCCTTTTGATGACTAAAGTCGAGGCGCATCCAGAAGTAGACAACCCAAGATATTTAATAGTTCCAGTTAAAGTATTTGCTGGAAAGAAAAATTCGCCACTATATTTTTTAGTGGGAGCAGAGTAGCTAAGATCGCAAGCGTCTACACTTGGATCTGGAATAGATCCAGTTGAACTATCTCCGGTAGTATAAAAAATATGATTATATCCCTGAAGAGTAAAACCTGTATAATTTCCAAACCTAGCTTCCGTTCCAGAAGGAGGATTTACAACTACGCCTTTTCTAGTATAGCTTCCGGTAGTTACTTGAGTTGGAGCGTAACCATATTTGGTTGCAAATAGCTTTACTAAAGCGTCATCATCTAGAGCAGTGTCTCCATCTAATGTAATATAAGAATTTGTAGATCCACTCCACAAAAGATTATAATTTGAAATAGAAGGCTCAGACCCATCTGTCTTGTAATAAAATGCAAGACCATCACTCAAAGAATGACTAATCATACTTGGAGTAACTTGTACGGGAAAAGATACAATTCCAGCACCTTCTTCTACACTGTTAGGAGAAAAATCAATTCCCTCAAGCTGCGGATCTCCACCATACAAAGCATTAGCGTAAGAAGCTGAAGAGACTAATGATCTTCTTTTTCCTTCCGAATCTGTAGCCAATGCGCCAGCAAAAGCTTTGATATTATAAGATACAGATTGATAAGAAGATACATTGATATTTAAAGGAGAAGTTCCGCTTCCCGTATAAGTAATCGCTGTAGGAGCGGTATGATTTCCTGTTTCAATAAAATCTCTTGATCCACTTACAAAATTGTAGTAAATTTTAGCTGTTCCGCTGTGACCGGGAACAGTAAGAGTAATGGTAGTTAAATCCGTGCTTGGATATCCATGATGAGGACTAAATTGAACTTTTGGATATCTTGAATTTAATCTATAAATTCCAGAAGAAACATTACTTGCATTATAGTAGCTCAAATAAGCTTTTGCTTTTACTGCATAATATAATGTGCCTGTTCCGGTATTTGTTAATTCAACGGGTGAGCTATATAAATTAGATCCAGTCGTAGGATCAGAAACGTTTAATCCAGAAGGATTTGTTCCAGAATTTAAAGTATAATAAATCGCAGCATTTGGATGCCCAGCAACGGACATAGTAACTGTATCTGAATCAGTTACGTCTACAAAAGTATAATAAGCGTCGTTTGTTGGATTTACAAAAGGGGAAAATGCAACAGCAGGTAACTGCCCAATAGTTGTAGCAGGAGTCCATTGATTAGTGCATCTATCGTAAGCTTTTAAAACTGGCTTGCAATCTCCAGTTGTATCTAGCCAAAGATTTCCACTTTGATCAAATGTTCCACCTGAAGGCTGAGATCCAGAAACAATGATAACTGGAGCCTTGAATCCACTAGGGTTGCTTCTAGGATAATAATTCGCATTTACCCATCCTGTTCCCTCATTTACACTAGCCCCAGTTCCTGCGAGAATGCCAGTTTCTGCTGCTCTTACATAACCGCTAGGATTTGTTCTTGGATAATAGTTTGCGTCAACATAGCCAGTATTTGCAAAATCACCAGTCTGAGTGGTTCTTACATAGCCGCTTGGATTTGATCTTGGATAGTAATTATCATTAACCCATCCAGTACCCCTATCTGTACTAGAAGCGTCACTAGCCAATATGCCCGTCTGACTAGCTCTTACATATCCGCTTGGGTTTGATCTTGGGTAAAAGGTATCGGAGACGTAGCCAGAGTAACCAGTGGTGAGATGATCGCCAGTCTGCGATGTTCTGACCAAGGATGCCAAGCCCGTAGGCTCTAACTGCTTTAGTTTGATATAGTTTCTAGCCATAACCTTTTACCGTCTATAGTTTTTACACACAATTTAAATAAAAATCGGAACAAATGTATTATTTTCTTCTTTTGGGGCTTGCATCATTTCGTAGTAACTCTTTAAAGCCCAATTTGACAACATAAGAGTAGTGTAATTGTCTTTTCTTGCTCTATTTGCACTGGTTGATCTTTTTAAATGTTGGGGAAGGTCAAAAGTCTGAGTGCCTTTGGCTGTAGTTTTGACCTCGACCAAGGCGCACTGCTTTTTTGTTTGGTAAACCAAGTCGTCTTGAGCTTCCAAATAATCAAGCTTACTTTCGTAAGGAACCAAATCTACATTGATCTTTCTGGTCATTGTTCTGTCAAATGCAGATCCATCAGCGCAAGTTTTTGACGCGAACCAAATCTTCTTATGGTCGATGCAAGCTTGAAGATATTCGTTAGCGTTTCTGATAAACTTGGAGGTAAATAACTGCTTGAATACAATTGTTCCATCTTGCACGTTGTAAGCATTTCTTGCTTTTTTGATGGCTTTTATCTTTTCGGCATCTTCTGCGTCACTATCAAAATCAAAGAATTTTAAATTTATTTTATTATCGATAAATAATTCGCTTTCGTTGGCAGAATCAATAAACTGATATCCAGCATTATCAATACATATCATAATTACATTAAAATTAGATACGATGTGATAAAGATACTTGATATGATCTTTTAAATCTCCACCAGCTACGGCATAAGTATTTACCAGTGTGCCTGTTTTGGTTTCGTCATCTACTTGCAGTAAGCTCATCGCAAAATAGTCAGAGCTTGGACTGTTTGAAAATGAAGGGTCAATTCCAAGAATATATTTACAATCTGGATTTCCTACAATTTCAGTCGAAGGCTGTTGACCATCTGGAATTGTGCAAGCGTACATTTTCTTTGCACTGAAATAGCTGTCAGATCCATCAGTAAACTGAGCGCAGTATTCCCGCTGAAAAGAAGAGTTGCTTTGTCCACCGTCTTTGGCTTCCTGAATGATAGTTTTATCTACCATGTGTTCCGGTAAAGCCTCGTAGCTCATTTGGGCTACAAAATAACTTGTTTTATTGGTTTCGTCAGAAAACTTCTCAGAGTAAATTTGATTTACCCAATCTTGATAAGTTTTGTATAAATTTTCAAAAGTATAACTTGCAGAAGAAAGCGCGATCATCTTTGAATTGTTTTCAAAGTTCATTCTTTCACTTTCTTGCATCTTTCCATCTTTAATAAGTTTGTCTTCTATTTCACGAATCTTCATTCGCTCTGCCATGTTCTGCGGAGCGACCAAGAAGGGCATGAGTACCGTCTTGATAGTTTCTTCTGGCAAGAGGAGATACTCGTCAAGTACAAGTATGTTAGCACGATAACCACGAATTTTTTCACCGGACAGTGGGATAGCTGTAATTGTTCCATTGTTAATTTTCCATTCAAATGCGTCGTTTCTTTTAGTTTTTGCGCCAAAAGCTTGGTTCAGTAATTCAGCACCCTTGCCTTCACAAATTTTTTCAATATTGTTGAAGATAAATCGCGCAGTACGAAAAGTCGGACCAGCAACTAGGATCTTGGTTCCCGGTTCAAATATACACTGAAGAATACAGTAAACAGCAGAAATGAATGTCTTGCCGCTACCACGACCAAGAACCAACATGCTGAAGTTTCTGTTCAGCATTCCCTTGAGAAGAACCTCCTGAAAAGGAGCTAATTTGATTCCGGTCAAAAGCTCGACCGTAAAACTCAAATTACTTCTTAGAAATTTAGCAAGAGTAATTTTGGCTTCTTTGTCTTCCAACTCCCCTTTTATAGAAAGAAGCTCTTTATTATAATCTATAATTTCTTTTTTATATTTTTCAGGAGCGTACCACATTATAAACAATTAGTATCATATAAAAACTGTAAATCTGCATTTCTACATGACCCTTTTGATGAAAGTAATTTTTGTATGATCTGAGAGCTTTCAGATCTGTTTTTGACAAATAGAAATTGTATATTTTTGTAAGACTGCAAAAGGTCTCTGACTCTATGAAAAATAAACTCAGGAGTCGCTCTGACCTTGTTTCTAATTACCGGAAGCTTGTTGAAATTTGTTGCCGCGCCATAACTAGACTCAACAACAACAGCAATATAAGCTCCTTCAACAGCCGCCCTTTCAACTTCTCTTTGGAACCTTTCGAATCCACCAGACATTGTTCCTATGAAGTCAATTAGATTTTTTCTTTCTACGTATACGTTGTCGCAAATAGATTGATCGTTTAAAGTATAATCGCCAAAGTTCAGCTTTTTAACTTCTATATCGACATCAAAAGAAAGAGGCTTTTGCTCTCTTGTATCTACGTAAATACAATGATCATCTTGAAGTTTTTGAGGCTCAATTTTTGTTTTGTAAGAATACTTTCTTTCCAAGCCAATCGAAGAACATATATTCAAATAACTGAACTTCTTGGTTTTAAAATAATGCAGCGGAGGAAACATCAAGCTTCGAAGCTCGATTTGACTTGGCGCATATATTAATTTTTTTCTTTCTTTTCTTTCTTTTAAAAAATTCTCGCAATAAGCTTGAGCTTCTTGATCTGATACCTTTTCAAGCCAACCTTTCAAACTTGCTCTTGAATTAAACTCAGTATCAAAATACTGATCCCTGTTTTTAAACTTGATAATCTCGCCAGTAAATTTGTCATGCTTGGCATAGTACTTTTGGTAATACTGAGCTTGTCGCAACTGGTGAGCCTTGAGATGACCATGAAGGCTTTTTACAGACGCAAACTCTTTGTCGCAAACTTTGCACTTTACTTTATCCATTGAGGGCTTCTTCTTCTGTGAGTCCGAGGATACGAGCTTTGACTTCGTCAATTGAACTGAGTCTTCCAACTTCATTTTTAACATTTTGCTTTTGTAGTTCTGCGAGTTTGATAAGTTTTTCTCTACTTTCTTGCTCTTTCCAAAGTTCAACCAAATTTAAAATACTTGCATTTTCGTTTACGAGCTTCTTTAAACGATCACTTCTTTTTTCCTTGAGATCATTTAAAAGTTTTTGTTGACGATTAACACACTGGTTGTATTCTGTCTGAGCCGTATTGATAGACTCGACTAGCCCCATAGAAATACGCGCCCCTTCTTCGCTTTCATCCGCTTGACGATCAAGATGAACCTGAAGACGCTCTACTCTTCTTTGAATTTTAGCTGAAATTACAACTTCTTGGGACAATACAATATACTGGTCAACTTCTTCCTGCGTCAAGTCTGGTTTGTCATGAGTATATCTTACAAAAGACGATTCAAACAAATTTTTGTCAGTCATGCTTTCGTATCCGTTGATTTGATGAGAAAATCTGAAAGTACTAAGATAATTAATAAGAGCAGACAAACACTTTTTTTCTTTTGGCCCCAACTCTTCTTTTCCACCAAAAGGTTCGTTTACATATTTTTTAATTCTTACAAAAGCTCTTTCGGCAGACTTGGGCGGCTTGTATTCGTTTGTGCTGACTTCATTTGGATCTTGAAAGGCTTGATCGTTTGGATTGCGATCTGTAATTTCTTTGATTTCATTTACTACTGACAAAGTCTTTCTGTCTCTATGAGACGTATCTCCTCCAAACAGTGTCTTGGCAATTTCATGCCCAGTCATGTTTGTATAATTGTTGGCGATAAATTCTTTGTCGTTTTCGGAAAGTTTGTAGACTCTAGGTTTGTATTCGTTTCTTGACTGAGCTTTTAGCTTTCTAGAAGTTAAAAACTTTCTTACCAATCTTCCTTGCTTGGTTCTTCCATCAACGTTTTCGCCGGGAAAAGCTGCGTTGATCAAATCTTGTAAGTCGGGCGGTGGAGAAGGGTTGTCGTTCCAAAAGTCAATAATCGCTTGCTTTTGTTCTGTTGTAAGTTCCTTACTCATAGATGTCAATCTCTCCTTTTTCTAAAAGCTTTTTGGCTTTTGTAATTATTCTCTTTTGAACATTTTTTATTTGCTTGTAGCCGGGATTTCTTCCTTGTTCGTTGGTTTTGTACCCCATTTCTTTTGCGACTTCTACCTCTGTTTTATTTTCAATAAATAATAAATAGTATATCTTGTATTCGTGAGGTTTTAAAACTTCTTTTATTTTTTCGTTGAAAATCTTAACGTTGGTTTCATAATCAAAGTGTTGACTTTCTTGAGATTTTACATTTTGTGAAGAACTTATAGGGGGAGCTAGTTTTATGTCGTAGGCGCTTTTCTTTGTTCTTGTCCACTCTCTGTATAAAGGACAATCTTCACCTTGAGCTTCATATATATCGCAACCCGTATTCCCTTCTGCCGCAGCACATCTGATACATGGTTTGGCGTAATTGGTGTAGTTGTTGCGTATAAGATTTTTTATTTGATTTGAAATTAACCTATTGAGCCAAGGTCCAAGAGCTTTTTCGGGGTTGTATAAGTGCCATTTTTTATAAATATGCGCCCTAATAATGTTTGATACATCATCAAAGTCCATCCAATTGATAGCCGTAAGATTCCACTTGGGCTTTCTTTTTAGAATTTCTTCATTTATAAAGTCTATGTTCTTTTCGAACTGTTCTTTATAATCTTTTTTTTTGGATCTTGACACAATAAGAGTGTATTACACTATCTTATAATAATAAAAAAATACGTTTTTTATAAAAAAAACTGTAAATATAGATGTGACCAGCAATTCAAATATAAGAATTAGAAATTTTAAAAAATTTTTAAATAATAAAATCCCGCTGGTCAAACCCGTTAAACTGATACAAAGAAAACTAAAAGACTGCTTTGGCTATTGTTACGAAAAAGAAACTCACTTTATACTTGTAATAAATAAAGAGTATGGTTATTATCAAAAGATAGACACAATTATACACGAATACGCTCATGCAATGACAATGTCAGAGCGTAAGTATAATTCAAAAGACGAAAAGACTGAACACGATGCCCGTTGGGGCATTTGTTATGCCCAAGCGTACAGATGTTATTTGGACTTTATAAATGAAACTAAATCAAAACCAAATAAAGATAGCGATAAATTATCTTGAGCAAATTATGAACATTTCATACGAAAAGCTTCAAGAGAATTTTGACGAAAACGATGTTCGTATAAACAAACTATCCAAAGAGGTAATTGATATACTAAAACATAAAATCAATCAAAAACCCTAAGCTTTTTAACCAAGAATTTTACAAGTTCGTCTCGCATAATATCTTCTTCATCCAATTTAAAAGTCACAACGCCAGCAGCAGCACTTTCTTCGTCTCCGAAGATATGCATCATTTTTTCTAGTGCGCCACCCGTGCCGTGCCTTAGATCAGTTTGCATTGGATCTCCCAATATAAAGCATTTACTGCCTTTGCTGAGTCTTGTTAGTACGGTGGTAAGTTCTTTTTTGGTTGAGTTCTGAGCTTCGTCCAAAATAACAAATTTATGACTCCAGTTCAAGCCTCTGGCGAAGTTAACTGGAAACATTTCTATTTTGTTTTCGGTAATTAGTCTTTGGGGACTTGCATTTGTTACAAGCTCAGAAATTTTATCAAGAAATGGGAGATTGTAAAAACTAAGTTTTTCTTCGGCACTTCCCGGCAGAAATCCAAGCTTTGCTTCACTAGATTCAACCGCAGAACGAAGATACATCATGTCAGAGATTTTTCCCTCGTTCATGAGCTTCAAGCCGCAATAAACAGCCATTAGCGTCTTGGAAGTTCCAGCGGGACCAGACAATATAACTATTCTTGTGTTATCGTCTAATCCTAATCTAAAAAAGTCTCGTTGTTTTTGCGTCCAATCTAATTCTTTGATTTTTAATTGGAGCTTTGGTTTGAAGAGTACGTCTTCGGCTTCTAACTCTTCGTTTGGTTCTTTGACGGGTTTAACCGTCTTTTTTTGTCTTGGCATCTATGTTAAATTACACATAGATTAAGCTAAAATGCCTGTCAAAGTAGTGGACCTAAATCCAGCGTCATAATCATCAGATATATAAGAAGACAACCCATAGTTATAAAGTTTTCGGTTGAGATCTCTTAGTATATGATTTTTAGCGTATCCGCTGGCAAATGGCGTACCCTGCCCAGTAATGTAGGCTTGAATTCGGCTATCGTATCCGGTAGCCAAAATGCCCGTATTTCTTTCGGCATGTATTTCAGATTTTAAAAGCGGGTCGCTCATTTCTTTTTATTACACTTAAAATAATAACTCACCTACAATTTGGTCCTTTTTTATGATATAATACTCAGATACTTCATAATTA